ATGGACTTCAACAGATTAACTCAAAAATCCCAGGAAGCTTTTGCCGAAGCTCAGAACAAGGCGGTTTCCTTCGGACATATCGAAGTTGACGGAGAACATCTCCTTTGGGCGTTATTGGACCAGGCTGACGGATTAGTTCCTCGCCTACTCCAGCGCATGGATATTCGTCCGGACATCGTCAAACGAGAAGTAGAAGCTGAACTTGATCGTAAATCGCGAGTTTCTGGACCAGGAGTCGAGCCGGGAAAAATCTTAGTTTCCCAGCGCCTATCGCGTACTCTGGTCGCGGCCGAAAATGAAGCAAAGCGCTTGAAAGATGAGTATGTATCAGTTGAACACTTGCTGATGGCTCTGCTGTCAGAAGGAGACAAAGTCCCGTCCGGGCGCATTCTGAAACAGGCCGGCATAGACCACGAGCGGTTTTTAAAAACATTGACCGATGTGCGGGGCAGTCAGCGTGTGCAGAGTGCAAACCCTGAAGCGACCTATGAGGCACTTGAAAAATATGGTCGCGACCTTGTGAAAATGGCTAAGAACGACAAGCTTGATCCGGTCATCGGTCGAGATGAGGAAGTCCGTCGTGTAATTCGGGTGCTATCCAGAAAGACCAAAAACAACCCGGTTCTGATAGGTGAACCTGGTGTGGGCAAGACCGCAATCGTTGAAGGACTGGCGCAACGGATTGTCAGAGGCGACGTACCGGAAGGCCTTAAGGACAAAACCGTCTTTGCGCTGGATATGGGAGCACTTGTGGCCGGCGCCAAATACCGCGGTGAATTTGAGGAACGTCTCAAAGCCGTGCTCAATGAGGTTAAAGAAGCTGGGGGGCGCATCATCCTGTTTATCGATGAACTCCACACCATCGTTGGTGCAGGGAAAGCTGAGGGGGCAATGGATGCCGGCAACATGTTGAAACCGATGCTGGCCAGGGGGGAACTACATTGCATCGGAGCAACAACGCTGGATGAATACCGGCAGCATATCGAGAAAGATGCAGCACTTGAGCGGAGGTTCCAACCAGTGCTTGTGGAACAGCCGACAGTGGAAGACACGGTTTCAATTCTGCGCGGGCTCAGGGAGCGTTTTGAGGTGCATCATGGTGTCAAAATACAGGATAACGCCCTGGTAGCCGCAGCAACACTTTCCAACCGCTATATAACGGAACGATTCCTTCCTGACAAAGCTATTGACCTGGTAGATGAAGCCTGTGCCATGTTGCGCACCGAAATTGACTCGCTCCCTTCAGAGTTGGACACAATCAGTCGGCGAGTCATGCAGTTGGAGATTGAGGAGCAGGCTCTCAAAAAAGAAAAAGATGTGGTCAGCCGTGAACGACTGGATAACTTGCGTAGAGAACTGGCGAGCGACCGCGAACGTGCAGACATCATGCGCGCAAAGTACGATTCAGAAAAGATTGCAATCCAGCGAATTCAAGGGCTTCGAGAACAGATCGAAAAGACCCGTCGCGAGATAGAACAGGCTGAACGCTCATATAATCTGGAACAAGCTTCAAAACTTAAATATTCTGAATTGCCGGGACTGGAAACCGCACTAATAAATGAAGAGAGCGCTCTAAACGAGAAGCAGGGCGGCCAAAAGCTACTGCGTGAAGAAGTCACTGAAGACGAAATTGCTGAAATAGTAGCACACTGGACCGGTATTCCGGTTACAAGGCTTGTGGAAGGCGAAAGGGAAAAATTGCTGCGCCTGGAAGATATCCTGCACGAAAGAGTAATCGGGCAGGATGAAGCGGTACAACTGGTGGCCGACGCAGTTCTGAGAGCGAGATCAGGTATTAAGGATCCACGACGACCGATTGGATCATTCATATTTCTGGGGCCGACTGGTGTCGGAAAGACGGAATTGGCACGCACTCTGGCTGTTTCCTTATTTGACTCCGAAGAAAACATGGTTCGGATCGACATGTCCGAATACATGGAAAAGTTTGCGGTATCACGACTGATAGGGGCCCCTCCAGGATACGTAGGTTACGAAGAGGGTGGCCAACTGACCGAGGCGGTTCGTCGCAAGCCGTACTGCGTACTCCTGTTCGATGAAATTGAAAAAGCACACGCGGATGTGTTTAACATTCTATTGCAGATTCTGGATGATGGACGGGTGACAGACAGCCATGGTCGTACAGTCAGCTTCAAAAATACTGTAATAATCATGACATCCAACATCGGTGCACCTTACCTTCTGGAAGGTATCACAGCAAACGGTGAGATCCGCGAAGAATCACGAATATCAGTTATGAACGAGCTGAAGCGAGGTTTTCGTCCTGAGTTTTTGAATCGGGTTGACGACATAGTTCTTTTCAAACCGCTCCATTTGAACGAAGTAAAGAAAATAGCCGGTCTTCTGGTAGAACAGTTAAAGCATCGCCTTAAAGAACAGCGCATAACCCTTAATATCAGTGATGAAGCAATGGAGTTTATTGCAAAAGCGGGTTACGATCCGGTCTATGGTGCGCGGCCATTGAAACGATATTTACAGCGGGAATTGGAAACAAGAGTTGCCAGAGCAATCATCGGAGGTAAAGCATTTGAAGGAAGCGTATTGCAGGTGGATGTCGGAAATGATAGATTGGTCCTGCGTTAAATTATCTCAGTAAGAATCGGGGGAATTATGACCGATATAGTAGGAATTGCATCCAGTGCCCTGAGTGCCTACTCGCTGAAGCAATCTGTTACCGCTTCGAATATTGCTAAACTGAATACTTCTGACTCTGCAGCATCTTCAGTCGTCATGCAATCCGCTGTAAATGGAGGAGTAAGCGCCAACGTTGTTCGAACTGGAGACAGGGTTAACATTTCCAAGGAAGCTATCGATCTGGCAACATCCGGTAACGCATTCAAAGCAAACCTCAAAGAGTTGCAAGCGACAGTCGAAATGAATAAGGAGTTGTTTTCAATTAAAGCATGATTCAGTTGCCTCTGCCGCTAGCTTATACTACTTAAACACGCTATGCTGTCGGGTTACAAACAGAAACAGGGACTCACCGTTATGGCTAAGTCCCTGTTTTAATTGGTCGGTGCGACAAGATTCGAACTTGCGACCACTAGACCCCCAGGCAAAAGTCAACCCCTGCGAGCGCCCTATTTAAGCCGGTTCATCCTCTTTTTTTATTCCAGATATTGCAGAGCTAATTTTCGCCGCCTCGGTCTGCAGATATTCTGCCATCAGTTTTGTATAGTCCTGGGTTGTGCGTATGTCCTCATGTCCTGCCAGCTCACGCACTGCTGCAACCGGCACGCCCGACATGATAGCGCTGGTCACAAAGCTGTGACGCATCAGATGATTATACACCCGCTTATCAATGCCAGCTGACACCGCAGCAGATTTCAGGCTTTTCTTGATATTGGTGTATGGCCGCTTTGTTTTCGGGTTGACAAACAGATAGTCACCGTTTTTCTTGTTTTCGATTGCGGTCTTCAGCACCTGGTGCAGATCCGATGTCACGATTGGGACAACTCTGGTTTTATCGCCCTTTCCTGTTATCACCAACGCGTTGTTCTGAAGGTCTACGTTTTCTCGTTTGAGCGTTAATGCTTCGGTTTTGCGTAACCCGTTTTGTAGCATCAGCATAGTCAACGTGCGCTGAAAACCTTCATTTTGATTTTTGATCAACTCTGGAATTTCGCTTAACGACAGCACAACTTTTGCTTTGGGTTTCTGCTGGCTTTTCGGAAATCCCTTGGGGAAATCCCCTACCGAGTATTTTTCCTCTTCTTTACACCATCTCAGAAACGTTCTGAAATAATTAAGTTCGATCTGGATTGTGCGCTTGCATACGGTTCTGGTTTCGGTCAGGCAGCGTGCCGCATACTCTTCGTCTGTTTCGGCATTTTTATCACGAGCTCGGTCTTTACGGTGCTTCCGTTTTTTTGGAACGATCTTGGTTGCCAGACGTGCGGCCTTGTACGGTTCGTAATCACTGTTTCGCAGATACATGATGTATTTGTTGCCCAGATATGGCAGCAGCTTTTTAAATGCCAGCTGACAGAGGTCATAGGTTTTGGGATACATGGTTTCATACCATGTGAAAAAACTTGAGATCAGATCGATAACCTTCAGGCGTCCGTTATTTTCCGGTTCCAGTCCGCGCAGTTCCCTTTCAAACGCCAGCGCCTGAACTTCGGTCCCCTGGAACGGTATATTCTCGGGCGGTTTGTAGCCTGGTGAGCCCTTGCGGCCATGGCTGATGATGACATACCACCAGCCCTGGCCTTTTGTTGGATGTGGTTTGATGCTCATTTGGCCGGCATTAACGAAACCATAATATCAGTTTCATCCAGATCCCACGCGCCAGGTGTCCAGGTGCCGAATATTGGAAAAAACCAGACGATTGTTCCGGCTATATCCCATTTACCGTAACTGCTGAGATGTTTGCCGATATAGCGATGATATGGATAGTAACCCGGTTTGCTGGCTTCTATTGTTAATGGCAAGTCTCTGGCGACATCAATTTTAGATGGGCATGGTTGTTTCGTACCATTCACAAGCACAACAGTATCAGTATATTCACAATTCAAATTCAGTGTTTGTTTGTCCGGTTGAAATGCGGAACATCCGGAACAGATAGTCAGGATTAGGATTAATGCGAGAGTTTTCATATTGTCACCTTAGTTTTTAGTTTCATAAAGATAAATTATTTTACAAAAGCTATATATCCGATTAATCCAGTAATAAATACCAATAACCAAAATATATATTGTAAAAGCGGTATTAATTCCAATAAATACGAAATAATTAAAATAATATCTTCTCGGGAATGCACAGCAGCCATTCTTGCATGTTTTGAAGAATAGTTTATCTCACCTTTTTGAAGTCTGTTAATTTCAGATATACAAACTTTATTTTGTAATATGCCTGCTCTTTTTGCATAAGCCGTATATTTTTTACCTAATTGTTCATCAATTTTTATATCTTGTTCATCCATTATTAAACCCCTGTAGAGTTATTCCTTTTCCTGATTGATCCACCATTTTACACGGCCTAAAATAAAATGATCTTGCAATGCAGCTTTCGGCACTTCAAAAGAATGAAATAAAGGATTTTCGCTTTTCACTGTAACGGACTCATAACCAATTAAAAGAGTTTTTATAAGTGCTCCCTCATCCTCAATCCATACAGCATACATTTTACCTGACATTACATGTTTATCACTTGTATCCACCCCTACAATTGCCCCATCAAGAATAATTGGATTCATACTCTCGCCTTTTACTATGACGGGGATAATTCCTGTTTTTGTAAAATCAAGCGGTAGTGTAATCGAAATAACGACTTCTCCAGAAGATACGCGAGGGTCTCCAGCTCCGGCCAAGTAATAAACATCTGTTTTTTCACCGGTAATATTTTTAATATTGTTTGGTAAAGATAATAATTTATTTTTAAACATGTCACCTAAACCAGTTTCTAGCCAATTTAAATTAATGTTTGTTTTGGTTTCAAGTGCATGTAATAAATTAGCGGGCTTATCCTTTTTATCGATTTCGCTGATCTGACTGGGGCTTATTTGTAAAAAATCTGCAAATTCTTTAGCCGTTTTATATCCAATTTTACGTCTAAATTCCGTAATTCTTTCCAGTCTCGTCATTATCCCCCTCCTTAGACAAATTCATTTTAAGAATAAAATTCTTGACACAATTCTGAATCAGAATTATAACTTATCCATAACGCACTGCAAGGAGCCACCCATGCCAACCACTGTTGAAACATTAATTCAGCAAGCCAACAACCGGGCCAAAACGTCCAACCAACGCCAATTTGCCAAAAAAGCCAGTAACGATCAGTTACTAAATCGGTTAACAGCTGCGGCTCGTGCTTATATCAACAATCCGACGCCTGCATATCTGGCTGAGTTGAAAGCGCTGACCACCATAGCGGAGCGCCGGCAGTGATCAGCATTGAAGATCAGAAAATATTCCGGGCACTGATCCGGGAAGAGCTGGCGGTTTTGTTGAACAGCATCAGTGCAGCACCTCCGGCAACCTATGAGACAGTAACCGACTTTCAGCGGAACAAAGCAGCAGCTCTCAAGCTTCGCGAGGAGCGGTTACTGAAGAGGGCAGCCCGGTAATGAAGTCCGCTACGCGCTGTTTTGATTCTGGACTCAGGTCAAAAACTTTTGCCAGCCGAATATTCAGATCATCATCCGGGCCGCTTTCCAGCAACAGGACGGTAACCGGTACCGCGAAGTACCTGGATAAAGCCACTAACGTTTCATATCTCGGTTTAGTGCCCATGGTCAGCAGGTTATATACAGCCGTTCCGGATATTTGTAAGGCCCGTGCCAATTCCCGCCCTTTCCCGCTGCGACTGCCGGGACTTGGTGCCGGAACTGCAACATCACCATAGGCCGCTTGATTGAGTAGTTTTTGCCAGATCTGCATGTAGAAACCTTTTCATGGAGTGAATTATGAGAGAACCACTGACAATCGATGTTGACGCCACCAAGCGCAAAATTAAATCTGAATACAATACGGTTAAAAATTTCATTAACAGTCACCATCGCATCCAGGCACGCAGCGCTTTGATACAGCGCATCATGGCCCACGATTACAGTCATATTACCAATCCTGACAGCCGTTATCAGGAATTGCTACGCCATATGCAACGCCGTGGCGTGCTGGTCCAGAAGTCAGCCGGAAAATAACATAAATAAGTTACCAATAACAAGTAATGTTTGCATGAATACACATTTTGTGGAGGACGTTATGAAATTTACTGAGACTCATTATGCAATTGTTGTCTGCCTGTTTGTGCTGCTGGCAATGAGTTTTGCCGGTTGGTACGAAAACTATGTTCCGCCGATGATCGATCAGGAGCGTGTATGCCGTGCAACTGATGGATGTAACAAATGAGAGTGGCGTGTCCCAGGTGTTCACGTGGTTGGATGATCCCCAAGTATGGCGGGCATGTTTGTATGATCTGCGGTTGTATGCTGCTGGTTGCGCCGGAGATCGTGCGGGCGGAGATCCCGCCGGCGGAGCGCGGGCCAGGCAGGTCTCCGACGGAGAATAAGGTTTTGGCGCATAGTCTGGTGATCCGTTATTACGATTCCATCATCCAACCGCGCAAGTTTGGGGCGTCCTGGGATACGGTGGCTCATCTGTTGCGGCAGGCGGGTCACCGGGTCAGCCAGAATACTATTCATAAATATTTTTTGATTGAACAAGACAGACGGTGTGAGCATGAGACGAAAGAGAAAGCTGCGGCTGCCGCTGCCGCCTAAGTCCGGTAATCAGTGCGATAGTTGTGATGTGCGGTATTGCCGGACTGAGAAGCAGGAGTTGTGCGCACGGTTGGAGTTTGATGCTATCGCGGCAGGGGAGCGGTATGAGTGCCCGGACCGTGAGCCGGGTTATTGGGAACGGATGGAAGCGGCGTAGTGCCGCATTAAAAGGAGGGTCTATGAGTGATACAGAAGAGGTAAGTCTGGAAAGTTTGATGGGCGGAGAAATCATAGAGCGGTTTCGCTATGAGTTTTCGCGGGTGATGGAGAACGTTGCTGATCCGAATACTACGCTATCAAAGCGCAGTGTTGACATCAGCGTGCAGGTAAAACCGAATAAGTCCCGCACGCAGAATGATGTCACGGTCAGCTTCAAGGTAAAGCTGGCTCCAACCGAGCCGATGGAGACGACGGTTTATCTGTCCATGACCAAGCGGGGTTTGGTGGCGTCGGAATATAATCCGAAGCAACCCTTATTGCCGGAAGTGGAAACACAGGTCGGCACAAATATTACTCAACTCAGGAAAGTGGGAGGTGAAGTGTGATCAAGGAAGCTATCGAGAAGATCCTTTCGCTGCATGCGGTGCAGCAGTTTGTAATCAATGAGCGGGAATATACCGACCGGGCGTTGGTGCCGGTACGCATTCCGGAGCCGGTTGTTTTGGGGCTGAATACTCTCAGCGGTATCAAGGATTATTTAACCGAAAATCCGGACGGGATCGAACTGGATACGGTCCTGGTGCATGTGGTCTCGCCGGTTGATGTGCGTGTATTATCCCGGTTGTCCGGGTCGTTCCTGCAGCGTTTGCCGTTTGTCAAGGCGTCGCATGAGCATCCTATGTTCAAGTTCGGCGGGTATATGGATATTGAGACATTCATTATCGAGATGCAGGCCAAGTTTGTGCAGGATGAAATGACCGCCAAAATCTTGCAGCTGATTGGTACGATCACCGATGATCAGGTACAGATATATGCCGATGATGGCATAACGCAATCGGTTGTCGCCAAGACCAGCGTCGGTATGCAGGCGCAGCGCGAAGTACCCAACCCTGTCACCCTCTCCCCTTATCGTACGTTCAATGAAATCTGTCAGCCTGAGGGCAAGTTTATCCTGCGCATGAAAAGCGGTACCGGCACGTCAAACGGGCGGCCTGCTGTCATGTTGGTGGAGGCGGACGGCGGAGCTTGGGAGAACGAGGCGATTATCAGGATCCGCGACTGGATGCGGACGCATGTGCCGGAAGAAGTAACGATACTGGTGTAATGCGGATCAATAAATATCAGTGGGGCTTTTTCAAGGGCTTCGCCAACGAATTCGACATATTCAGAATTGCTTTTGAGTGGCGCAGTTGGGACAAAGCGGCTTTCCGCTGCGCCTTCTTTGGCTTTCAGTTTGGCATTACCTTTCCATGCAGATCGATCAACCAATTAAAACGAGACATAAAAATGAGGTGGTTATGAAATGCTTTTACCATTTGCGGGATATGGATGGTCGTTGTTCCGGTGCAATCGTCAAGGAAGTATACCCGGAATGCGAGTTGATTGGATATGACTACGGCCTGCCGTTCCCGTGGGACACGATCCATCCGGACGAGGTTGTATTTTTGGTTGATGTTTCGTTGTCGCCGTTTTCGGATATGGTGCGCCTGCGTGATGCGTGCGGTTCGCTGGTGTGGATTGATCACCATATCGGGGCCATCAACGACCGAAACGCCATGGGAGAAGTGTTCAGTGGCTTGCAGGTTGACGGCGAGGCCGGGTGTGAGCTGACCTGGAAGCTGCTTGTTGGTTCGGATATGCCCAGGTCTGTATTTCTGCTTGGCAGGTATGACGTGTGGGATTGGATGAATCATGATGGCGCCATGGAGTTTCAGACGGCCATGTGGCAGTTCGACACGAACCCGAACAACGGCGAATTCTGGCACAGGCTGTTCCGTGATGAAGAGCTGGTGGAGGAGATAATCGAAAAGGGTGCTCTGCTGCTGGCTGCCAAGAAGAAAGATAATGCCAGCCGGATCAAGTCACTCGGATTTGACACCATGCTGAACGGGTACCGTGCGCTGGCGATCAACCACGGCATGACCAATTCCACAATATTCGATGCCGCGTATAATCCAGATCAGCACGATATCATGATTTCCTTCTGCTGGTACCGGTCTCACTGGAAGGTAAGCGTCTACGTTGATAAAGACCGTTCCGATATCGATGCCTCGATGATTTGTAAGGAGTTCGGCGGGGGTGGCCATAAAGGGGCTGCTGGTTTTCAGTGTGCAACATTACCGTTTGAGTTGGTGTCGGCATGATCTGGGTGATAGCCGGGATTATCGGGTTGATGGTGCTGGGAACTTATTGTCTCTGTCGGGTGGCTTCAGATGCTGACGACGATACTGACCGCATACTTTATGGAGATAAACATGACTGATCTGGAACAACGGATTTTCCGGTTTGCAAACGAGCGCTGGCCGGATCGAGACCGGGCCGGTCGTATGCGGAAACTGGGTGAAGAGTTCGGGGAGCTGGCAGAGGCTTTGATTCGCGGTGATGAAACCGAGATTTGTATGGAAGCGGCGGATTGCGGCATTGTTCTGGCGGATCTGATGGGGTTGTCTGGCGTCAGTCTAAATGCAGCTATGGAAGCAAAATTAATTGTTGTGCAGCGGAGGGAACATGTCAGGGGTTGATATCACGCTGGATGAACGTGGTTTGCGTTATGGGGAGTTTGTGGAGCAGGCCCGGATTTCCCAGGCGATTAAAATTGCTTTGGTGTCCGGGGAGAGTTGGATCCGGTTGAGTGATGATAAACGCGAGGCTTTGGAGATGATTGCGGTAAAATTGGCCCGGATTGTCAACGGAGATCCGTTTTACGTGGATAGTTGGCATGACGTGGCTGGCTATGCGCTGTTGGTAAAGCGGAAGATGACTAAATGACACCGTCTCCGGCGCTAACGAGTTGAGGCACACCCGGCTTAATCGGGTGCTGCCGCGACTTGTTATGGTTGCGAAGCTATTCAGTTGGCGGGTTTTTGACTTTGCGGGGGCGGCCACCCTTTTTGCCATTTTCACGGGCGGCGTCGGCTTTGGCACCGGTGGATTTAGAGGCGAGGAAGTGGGCGGGGCTACCTTCAGCCCCGCATGAAAGACATTTTACAGTGGAGTGGTTACACATGCTACAGCTCCTCAATTTTGTAATTGCCGTCAATATCAGGATACATTGCTGCGGGCTTGCCGTCCAAATACACATGGATCGGACATTGGCAGCCACCACCGCAAGATTCCGAAAAACGCTTGTACTGCTGTTTGGTGATTCGGCCATCAGTAGTACGGCCCTGTACGTCGCATGCGGTTCCGTGGAAAGGTCTTTTGATTTCGATTTTCATGGTGTGGCCTCCTGAGTTGGTTTGTCGTTCGATGTAATTTAACTATAAACCCATCGTTGGGTTATTGCAAGTAAAAAAATGCACGATATGAAAAAATATTTCAGAGCACCATAACGTATTTAGCTGTGCTGTGAAGCGCAGCGTAACCAGCACCAGCGTCTAGTTATAGTGCGCTGCTGCAATCAAAAGGAGGATAAGCAAAATGCAAGATTTCAGCGCAGCAGTAAATACAGCAATGCAGACCATGATCGACAACGGCAAGATCGAAGAAATCATCAAAGCCAAGCTCGAAAAAACCGTAGAAAGTGCCATTGACGATGCACTTCGGAGCTACTCTGATTTTGGCAAACAGTTGTCAAAGCATGTGCAAGATAGCCTGAAAGTTGATGTTTCAAATGTCAATCTTCAGGAGTACGGAAAAACGGTTCTTGGCCTGGTCGAGGGGCTGGTGAATAAGCACATTGAACGCGCAGCGCAAGGCAAACTCTTGGAACAGCTCAACGAGCTTTTTGAACCGCCCCCCGCAAAAATCACCCTGCAAGAGTTGGTTGATGCGTACAAGGGCGAAGAAGAGGACGAAGCACACCGGGACGGCCACGAATATTGCGGCTTGGTTATTGAAAAGTCTGATTACGATTACCTGTATGTCGGTTTCAATCCATGCCGCAACAAGGCAAAATACGGCAGCTATACCTCAAGTTCCGAGCGGATTGCAAAAGTGAATGACTGCGAGATTCAGTTACACATGAAAAAGCCGGAAAAGTCGTCTGAACTCTACGAATTGAAATGGATCTCTTTCGGCGGACATCGGGACGAGACTACAAAGCAATTCCTGCCCACAATGCTGCATGGTATGGCACGGCGGCTGTACCAGATGTATTGCTCCGGGACGCTGGTGGATATTGATTCGCTGAACGAAGATGATTACGAGCTGGCTTACAACTGGGTGGATTAACCGGAAGCACTATAACATCTAATTATACAGACTTTTGGCCGTATAACCGGAAATCCGAAAAGGAGGACTTATGCAGACAGATCATAAACCAAGGCTTTTAGAGCAGGTTAGTAACTGTATGAGATTGCAGCGCATGAGTCCTCGGACTGTTTCGGTGTATCTGGATTGGATTCGCCGTTACATCCGCCATTTTCGCCAGCCAGGCGGCACCTATCGGCATCCGTCCGAAATGGGTGTAGTCGAGATCGGGCAGTTTCTGACTCATCTGGTCGGCGGCAAAACCGGAGTAGCAGCCAGCACGCAAAAGCAGGCGTTGTGTGCTCTGGTTTATCTCTATGGTCACGTTTTAAAGCAGGATCTAGGTGATATATCGTTTTTGCGCTCCAAGCGCCCTGCCCGTCTGCCTGAGGTTTTGAGCCGGGACGAGGTTTGGCGGGTGCTGGACAATCTGCAGGGCGATGTGTGGATCATGGCTGCGTTGCTGTATGGCTGCGGGCTGCGGTTGATGGAGTGTTGTCAGTTGCGGGTTGGTGATCTGGATTTCGAGCGACGTACAGTGACCGTTCGGGCTGGGAAGGGTGATAAGGATCGTCTGGTGCCTCTGCCCGGTTTAGTGATTGCGCCGTTGCAGCAGCATCTGGCCCGTGTACAACGCATCCATGAGCAGGACATAGCTGATGGTTTTGGCTCTGTGGATCTGCCGGGCGCTCTGCATAAAAAGTTGCCCAACGCTCCCCGTGACTGGCGCTGGCAGTGGGTGTTTCCTGCCGGTGGTCGCTATACAGAGAAGCAGACCGGTATTCAGCGCCGCTGGCATCTGCATGAGACGGCGCTTCAAAAACAGATCAAGGCTGCCGGGAAACGTGCCAGGATAGTCAAGAGGGTTCATCCTCATGCATTGCGTCATTCGTTTGCTACACATTGGTTGGAGGATGCTACCGGTGCTCAGGATGTTGTTTTACCACGACTACAACGGTTGATGGGGCATGCAAAAATCGAAACGACCATGATTTATGTGCACATGATTACACCAACTCAAATTGCCAGTCCGCTGGATTGCCGCAGAGCGGCATAATTTAACACGGGGGATTGCATGCATTATTTTGTAACCACGAGTAAAACCAGACAGGCCAGAACGCTACATACTTCAAAAGAGTGCCCATTTTTAACCACCGCCAAAGGCATCAGAATAGTCAACCCAAATGATTTACGCGTATTTGTTTGTTGCAGTCACTGTTTTAACAAGTAATGGTTTAAACTATTGCACCAAAGGGGCTGAAATGGCACGCATCAGAACGATAAAGCCGGAATTTTTCACGAGTGAACAGATTATGGAACTACGACCACTCACCCGATTGTTGTTCATTGGTATCTGGCCGTTTTGTGATGATCATGGCGTTCATTCAGCCAGTCTGAAAACGCTGAAAGCGGAAATTTTTCCTTCCGATGATATCACCATTGCCGATTTGGCAGACATGATGGATGAGTTGATAATTCGACGACTAGTCGTCGAATACTCGTCGAACGATCGGAATTACTGGCACGTCACAGGATGGAGTACACATCAGAAAATTGACAAGCCATCCTACAAACACCCGTTCCCTTATGAACAAAATCAAGTAGTTAAAGACCACTCGTCGAATGATCGTCGAATGGTCGTCGAACGTTCGACTACGGAGTCTAATGGAATGGAGTCTAATGGAATGGAGGGGAGTAGATCTAAGACGACGACGGTTTTAACACAGCTGGGGTTAAAGAATCAAAATCAAGAACCGTCGTCGTTGAAGATGAGCTTGTTTGAATTTCGCTCCGGTTACCAAGAGGCGACCGGCGAGCTGCTCAAAGGCGGAAACAACGAAACTGCGGCTGAAGCCTGTCGCCATTATGCCCGTTCAGACATCGAAGAGGCGTTTCGAATCACTGCGTTACAGGGTGGCAGAACACTGAAATACGTTTTGACAGTGCTGAAGGGCGACCCGAAACCACCCGGAATATTACCACGGTCCAGCCCGAAAAGTTATGCCGATCAGTGGCGAGAAACAGCAGAAAAAGAAATGAAATCATTTATTTACGGGGGAGACAATGACACCGATAACGGACAGTCAGGCAGTGAGATCCCGGTTTGCAGCCGGGATGCTCCGGCTTTACAAATCGCACATGCTGCAGGTTGACCATGCCCATACGGCGGTATACCTGGAAGCGTTGCAGGGGATCATTTGCCTGGAAGCGTTTGAGTTTGCGGTTCGGGAGTCTATCCGCCTGGATGAACGTTTTCCGAAAATTCCGCGTCTGATAGCTCTGGGCAACCAGTGGCGGCGTCCGCAACCTCCGGCGGATCTGTCTCGCACGGCTCTACCGGAGATAACACCGGAGCAAGCCGCTATCAACCTGCAGCGGGTCAACGAACTGATACGCAAATGGGACGCGGGTGAAATTGGCGCAGGCGATTTCGATCATGGTGCCACAGCATGAAGCCATCAATCCCAGTTAGCAGGGAAGAAAAAAAGACAATTCTTGCCGTAATGAAGCAAGATCAAAATGATTTAAACAGCAAAAACAGCACCTTAACAACCAACAACAAAAAGTATTGACTTATTTTGTAACTTATCATTGCTTATGTAACATGAGTTCAACCCCTTCACATACGGCCATTCCTGGTCAGGTAGTACTGCCGGGAATGGCTGATCAATTAGGCTATGAGTCGATCAAACTGGACCCGGCACAGGAAAAATTCTGTTGGGAACTGGTGCTAAACGGCTGCAATGCTTCAAAAGCCTATCAACGCGCTTATCCCGGTGCCGCTTATAACACCGCAAGGGCTAACGCTTCAAAATTACTAACAAAAACTAGCATCATCAACAGAATTGAGCAGATCAAAAAAGAACTGGCTACCCGCTACACCGCCACTGCTGACGACATTATCAGCTATCACAGCCGGGTGCTGATGATAGACCGGGCAGAGTATTTCGATGAGCGCGGCACAGTGCTGCAGGTTCAGGATATGTCGGCTCTGGCTCGGTCGATTGTTGATCTGGATACCACCGTCAACAAATTCGGCAGCGGCCGGCTATCGGCAAAAATACCAGAGCGGCAGAAATCGGCGGCAGAGCTGGCCCGTATTTTCGGGATGCACAAAGATAAAGTGGAACTGAGCGGAAAGGTTGATGGGGATGGTATCGGTAACGACATTGAGCGAAGCGCAAGAATTGTTGCAATTTTTGAAGCCGCACGAAATCGCCGAACTGGATCTGTTGTTGATGGCGGCAACTCCGAAATGGGTTCCGCTGCCGGGTCCGCAGACTGACGCCTACAACAGCACAGCCGATATCCTTTTTTACGGAGGTGCGGCGGGTGGCGGCAAAACAGATCTGGCTATTGGGCTTGCGCTGACGTCCCACACCAAGAGCATTATTTTTCGCCGTGAAGGAACTCAGCTACAGGGCATCATCGACCGGCTGACTGAACTGCTGAAAGGTCGCGAGGGTTACAACGGTCAAGAACGGATTTGGCGGGTGGATGAACGGCAGATCGAGTTTGGAGCCTGTAAGGATCTGGGAGACGAAACCAAATACCAGGGCCGTCCGCATGACCTGGCTGTTTTTGACGAAATCACTCACTTTCATGAAATGCAAGTCCGGTTTTTGATGGGCTGGATCAGAAGCACCAAGCAGGGCCAAGCCAAGCGGGTTCTTTTTACCGGCAATCCGCCAACCGACAGCAACGGCCAATGGGTAATCAAGTTTTTCGCCCCCTGGCTTGATAAGCAGCATCCCGACTATCCGGAAAAACCGGGCAAACTGCGCTGGTATGCGATGGTGGATGGTAAAGAGGTCGAGCGCCCGGACGGTCAGCCATTCGAGCATGGCGGTAAGATCATCAAGCCCAAATCGCGGACCTTTATTCCTTCACGGGTGGCTGACAACCCGTTTCTGATGGCGACCGATTATGAGAGCCAGTTGCAGAGCCTACCGGAACCGTTGCGCAGCCAGATGCTTCACGGTGATTTCGGAGCCGGAACCGATGACGACCCCTATCAGGTAATTCCAACCGCCTGGGTGCAGCAGGCGCAGGCACGCTGGAAAATTGAAAACAGGCCGGAAGTCATGGACAGCATTGGACTGGACGTGGCCCGAGGCGGCAAAGATGAAACCGTTATTACCCAGCGCTTTGGCAAATGGTTTGCCCCGCTGATCTGCTATCCCGGCAGCAGCACCCCGGACGGCAGCAGCGTTGCCAGCCTGGCATTCGCCAACACCCGTGACCGGGCACCGATTCATGTTGACGTGATCGGAGTCGGCAGCAGCGTTTATGATCATCTCAATGATAACGGCGTACACGTAGTGGCCTGCAATGCGTCTGAAGCAAGTTACGAAACGGACAAGAGCGGCAAACTGAAATTTGTCAACAAACGGGCGCAGTGGTGGTGGCAGATGCGGGAAGCGCTAGACCCTAAATCTGGCGATGATCTGGCCTTGCCGCCGGGGAATGATCTACTTTCCGACCTGACCGCCCCGACGTGGAAGCTGACTACACGCGGCATTCAGATCGAATCCAAGGACGATATAAAAAAACGCATCGGGCGCAGTCCGGACAAAGGCGATTCGGTTGTGTTGGCCAAGATCAACACGATGAAAAACGATGAGTATGACCAGCAGTTCCGTAGGGATGAATATTACGAGGGGCGCAGCAGTTACGGGGGCTATTGATGCAAATCGTTTTCGATAAAAAACCGGTATCATGGTTGATTGACAATATCGGCGAGTACAACATTGCCGATCAGTTCAGTGATTCGGAACTGGCTTATCTCGGTCAGGATCTGGTGGATATGACCAAGATCGACCGAAACAGCCGGATTGAATGGCTGGATATCGTCGACCGCGGTTTGAAGATCGCCAAGCAGACCGCAGAAACGAAATCATTTCCGTGGGATGGTGCCGCCAATACCAAAGATCCATTGATTGCCTTAGCCGCCATGCAGTTTGCCGCCCGTGCCGGTGCCGAGGTTATCAGGGGCCGGGATGTTGTCAAAAGCCAAACCACCGGAGCAGATCCGGACAGCCGCAAAGAGCGCCGCGCCAAGCGCATCAGTCAGTTCATGTCATGGCAGTGTTTGGAGCAAATGGAGGAATGGCAGAGCGACACCGATCAGCTGCTGATGAGCGTTTCCCCAATCGGGATGTATTACAAAAAAACCACCTACGATCATGTTTTGGAACGTCCGCTGTCGGTGGCTGTTTCGCCCGAAAAAGTGGTTGTCAACAACTCTGTCAAGGACCTGCTTTCCGCCGAGCGCATTACCGAGGAAATCAGTTTTACTCACAACGAGGTTATTGAACGCATCCGTTGCGGCATCTGGCGGGATATCGAAAAAGAACTGAGTGACGATCAGGATTGTCAGCTGCACGAGTTTCTTGAATCGCACTGTTCCTACGATCTGGACGGGGACGGCTACAAAGAGCCCTACATTGTCACGGTGCATGTGGAAACCTCGCAGGTTGTGCGGATCTGCGCCAGATACGACGAGTCCGGGATTGTGCTGAACAGCAAAAAGCAGATCAAGCGCATCCAGCCGGTCCAGTATTTTACAGAGTTTCCATTTCTTCCGGCATTCGACGCCAAGTTTCACAAAACCGGATTTTGCCAATTGCTGACGCCGATGGTCGAGCAGATCAACACGCTGCAGAACCAGCTGACCGATGCCGGAACGCTGGCCAACGTGGGGGGCGGATTTGTGGGCAAGGGTGCCAAGCTGCCAGCCGGCGGCCTGCGTTTCCGTCTCAATCAATGGATACCGGTCGAGACAACCGGCGCGAGTCTACGTGATAACCTGTTCCCCAACCCTGCCAAAGAGCCAAGCGGGGTATTGTTCAATTTGTTGGCCCGTCTGGATGATAAAGCCCAGCGCCTGGCCAGCGTCAATGACACTATGATGGGCGATATTCCAGGCGGCAACGTGCCGGCTTCAACCGTGCTGGCCAGTCTCGATCAGGCCCTGAAAGTATACACCGGCATTCTGCGCCGTCTGTTCCGTTCGTTTCAGTCCGAGTTTGCCAAACTGTACCGCATCAACGGCCTGTACCTGACCGATAAACAGTATATCACTGTGCTGGATCTGACCCCTGAGGAAGTGCAGCAGGATTTCGGGATTGAGCCCGGTCTGATTACCGATGATTCGCAGCTGCTGATCAAGCATGATTTCAATCCGGACGATTGCGATGTACAGCCGGTGATGGACCCAACCGCCGCCAGTGAAGCTATCCGACTGGCACGGGCAAACGCCCTGCTACAGTCCGATCCGAACAATCCGGAAGTCAAGCGCGATTATTACAAAGCAATCGGCATTGCCGAGGAACGGATTAATGCTTATCTGCCACCGCCGGACCAGAACGCACCCAACCCGGCACTAATCAAACTGGAAGCCGATATAACCGCCAGTCAGGAAAAAGGCGAAGCCGAACGGCAGAAAATCATCAATGAGATGCATAAAATTGCGCTGGATGAAGAGTTGCTGCCCTACAAAAAGATGCTGCTGGAAGCTCAGGCGCTCAAGATCAAGGCCGATGCTGAAAAGAGCCTGGCGGACAGTGAAGCGATCCAGGTTAAAACACACATCGATGCATTCCGGATTGAGATGGAGGAAATGCAGCGGGAGTTCGACGCCAAACTGCAGGCCGTAACCATGCAGCAACAAGGGGAGCTGAATGAATATGACAATGACCGATTCAACGGAGCTGGCGGAAACCCTGGCGGAAATGGACTTGGAGAAAGCGGAGCTAACGGAATGGATCAGGTCGGAATCGACCCGGAAAATTCTGAACTGGCTGACGGCCAAGCAGCGGCACCAGACGGAGCTGATGGAGCTGGGATGTTTCTTTCACCCGGACAATCCCAGCCGGACGGCCGCGGAAATGGCCCGTTATCTGGGGACACTGGCGGGACTCAACCAAATACATCAGTTGCAGACGTTGCTGCAGCAGAGCAGCAGCCAGGAAACATGATCTAATGGCCTGCCAGATCTGCCCGAAAACAGGATTCAAGAGCTGCAACGGTATGGGTTGCGGCCAGTGCGAAGAGTGCGAACTAGAGCAGCAACCCAAATAAAGAAAGGAATCAACAGATGATCCCACAGGCAGCAGGTTACAGGATGGTGGTAGAATTGGACTCGATCAGCAAATTTGCCGATGGCAGCAGCCTGATCGAAAAGCCGATTGAAGCGCTGGACAAAGAAAAGCATTACCGGAATCAGGGCGTGATTGTCAACATGGGCGAGTTCTGTTTTGACAAGTATCCGGCCAACTGGTGCGCGGAAGGCCAGCGGGTGCTGTTCGCCCGTTATGCCGGTGAATACATCGAAGCCGACAACCGGGATTTCCGCATCATCAACGATCTGGATGTCATGGCGATACTGCCAACAACAATTAATAGTGACGTACAGAAAGGGGCAACAGATGCCGGTTAACGAAGATTTTGACAATCAGGACAATCCCACCAGTCAGGATGCGGCGGGAGCCGATGGAGAACAGCAACAGCAGATCAGCGAAGCCGATCAACGCATTCTCGATATTGCCACCGCTGCCGGTTGGAAAGCCACCGGCCCAATGAACGCCGAAGACTTCCTGCGTACCATGCCGGAGCGTTTCAAGGCCAAGGGCAACGAACTGAAGGAGTTGAAAAAATCGGTTGATGCTATCAAAAACACATTTCACCAGGCTACCGCCGCACAGTACGAAAAAGGGCTGAAGGATAAGGAAGCCGAGATGCAGGCCGCCAAGGCTGCTTACGATTTCGATAAATACGAGAAGGCCAAAGCCGAGCACCAGCAGCTGCAGCAGATGAAGGAGCAGCAACAGGAACAGCAAACCGCAGATCCGGAGGTATTGCCGGAAGTGGATGCCTTCGTTAAGCGCAATGCCTGGTTTGACAAAGACAAGGCCATGACCGCCGATGCTCTGCATTACAAAGAGCTTTACCTGAAAACCAACCCAGGAGCACCGGCCAAGGAAGTGCTGGAATATGTGGAGAAGCGCATCAAGCGCGATTATCCGGAATCGTTTGAGCAAAACCAGACCGGCGAGAATCAGAACGAACAGCGCCGTCCGGCTGCCGGAGTAGAAACCGGCAATCGCGGAGGCAACAGCAGCGTTGCCCAGTGGCAGCGGGATTCAAAACTGCTGAACCAGTTGGAACGGGACATGATGAAAATCATGTGTTCCGAAACCCGCAACGGCAAGCCGGTCATGACCGAACAGAAATATATCGAAAACATGAGAGCGCAAGGCGCTTTCGATGGGAGAAAATAAAATGAGCGAACAGGAACTTTTGCCACAGGGCAACGATAAAAACAGAAGCCGCGAAGGGCGGCAGGCAACCCGCAGCACCGAGGAAGAACGGCCACAGCGGCCACGCGCCGACCGAAGTGGAAAGCTCAGCATTCCCAAACAGTTTATCAAACCGGGATACGTGCCATACCTGGCAATCGATAAACCGGGCAACATCGAGATGATGCTGGCGGAAGGCTGGGAATTCATCTACGCATCCAGTGCCGAGGGCACGGAGCGCACCAGCGATGAACACAGTCAGACCGGCACCAAGTACACCATTCCCGCCGGCAACGGCAGCACCTATTTTGGGCTGCAGATCCGCCGCGAATGGTATGACGAGATCCAGGCGGAGCGCCTGCAGACCGTCAGGGAATCCGAGGAAGCAATGAAACGACCCGACACAACCAACGTTCCGAGCAATGGAGATCCGTACATTCCGAGCGGGGGCGGGTTTTCGTCCACAATTAAAGATTTTTCCCGATAATGGAGGATTTACGCAATGCCTAACACTAATCAGGTTTTCGGTCTGCAGCCGCTTCGCAGCATCAACGGCGCAGACAATAACATGCAGATCATCAACTGCACCTCCGCCGATGCAACCGCGATATTCAACGGCGATCCGGTCAAACTGGCCGGTGGCACCGATGCCAACGGTTTGATTCTGGTCAGCCAGGCTGCCGCCACTGATGCGATTTTCGGCGTGGTTGTCGGATTCGAGGCAGATGGTTCCGATCTGAACACGCTCTACCGTAAGGCGTCCAACACGACCAAGAAAATTTATGTCAACGTGGACCCTAACACGATCTATGTAGCCCAGGCCAATGCTGCGCTGGCGCTGGCCAATGCCACAAAAAACGCCAGCATTGTCGTTGCCGCCGGAAACACCACTACCGGCATGTCAGGTGTGCAGGTCAATGCATCGACCGCCGCCGCCACGGGTGCGCTGGAACTGTTGCTGCTCGGTTTTTACAACGGCCTGGATAACACGCCAGCTGCCACCTATAACAAGGTGCTCTGCAAAATCAACAAATCTCAAACCGCTACGGTAACAACCGGCGTATAAGGAGTCATAATCATGAGTGGACCCGTCAATACCGGCACTATTGCCAAGGCAATGTACCCAGGCGTCAAGGAATTTTTCGGCCTGGATTACAAAGATTTTCCCAAATTCACCCCGCAGATGTTCGATGTTGTCAAATCGGAACGGCTGTATGAAGAACTGGTTGGCGCTGCCGGTCTGGGGCTGTTGACCGAAAAACCGGAAGGCCAGGGCATTCAATACGGTTCGCTGATGCAGGGTGCTGTAACCCGCGTCACCAACAAAACCTATGCACTCGGCATCCAGTACACCCAGGAAGCGTTGGAAGATAACCAGTATCCGAAACAACTGGCAGCCATGTCGAAAGACGCCGGTCGTTATCTGGCCCGTGCTGCTGCCAAAACAGAGGAAACTCTGGCCGGAAACTTCTATAACAACGCTTTTTCGGCGCTGGGCGGTGATGGTGTGGCTTATCTGTCCGCCAGTCACCCTACCCCGCTGGGTGCAACTTTCAGCAATATCCCGAACGTTGCCGCCGATATCAGCGAAGTGGCGCTTGAACAGGCCCTGATTGATATCAAACGGTTGAAAGACAATGCCGGGACGCTGATCAACCTGCAGGCGCAATCCGTCATCGTTCCGCCCGAATTGGAATTCGAAGTAAACCGCATCCTGAAAAGCGTGCAGCAGAACGATAGCGCCAACAACGCTATCAACGCCATGCGCACCACCGGATCATTCCCGAAAGGCATCATCGTCAACCCCTATCTGACCAGTGCAAAGGGCTGGTTTGTGCGGACTGACATGATGGAGGGCAAGGGTCTGGTATGTTACGACCGCATCAGTTCCGATGTGGAAAACGACAACGCCTTTGACACCGGCAATGCCCGTTTCAAGGTCCGTTTCCGCCGCAGCTTCACGGTTGGCGATCCCCGCGCCTGGTACGGCTCTGCCGGTGCTTGATTTAGTCTCCAACAATTCTTGTTGTTGACTTAAAAATAAGTCGGAATATTGTCAACGCAACACAAAGGCGGCAGCCACCCCGGCTGCCGCCCACATAATCAATCCGGAGCGCCCCCAGGGGCGGCAAACAGTCGCAAAGGAGCAATGTCATGGCAACCACCAGATTTCCCAAGGGCATAACCAATCAATCGAGCAGCAATCCACTGGGCAACATGGGCCAGCTGGACCCCACCAAATTTATCACCCTGTTTGAAGATTTCGCCGATGTAAACAGTTTCCCGCTGGTGGCCAGCGGCCTGGCGGCTGCTTCCAATGCTACCTGGGTTTTCACTGTAACCGAAGCCGGAGCAGGCAACGCAGCTTCAGCAGTTGCGGATCTGGACGGCGGAGCAGTCAGCCTGACAACCGATGCAGCCGATAATGATTTGATTTTTGTCCAGGCCACCAATGCCTGTTTCAAACCAACAGCCAATAAGAAAATGTGGTTCAAGGCCCGTTTCGGCATTACCGATGCCAACGCCAATGCGGCCAGCATCAACGAAACCGAATGGTATGCTGGCCTGATGGTGCGCGATACCGATCCGCTTTCCTCAACCGCTGGCGATGGAGTTACCGACGGTATTTTCTTCATGTCCGAGGATGGCACGCAAAACATTTATCTGCACTGCCAGAAGGATGCCTCCGCCGGTCAGCTCAGTACCCTGTTGACCCAGACCCTGACCGTCAATACGCAAACCGAATTCGCCTTTTATTTTGACGGCACCCGCTACATCAATGTTTACATCAACGGTGCCGAGGTTAAAACCATCGATCTGACAACCACCCTGGCAACCTACCTGCCGGATACGGTCCTGAATGTCAGCTTCGGCATCAAAAACGGTGAAGCGGTCGCCAAGGTTTTGACTATCGATTACATTTTCTGCGCCAAAGAGCGCTAGGGGGCGGCTATGAAGCCACGCAGATTTAGCTATACCCTGGCGGCGCTTAACGCAACCGGATTTGCAACCGGTCTGACCGGAGCCGGACCGGTTACAACTTTCAATGCCCAAACAGATGGCACCGCCCATCAGACGACATTGGTCAGTGCCGCCAACCTAAGCGGCATAACCTTGACAATTGTCGGTACTGACGCACAGGGCAACGTGTTGACTGAAGTAACCACCGGTCCAAACGCTACAACCAAAAACCTGACCAACTATTTCAAAAGCATCACCAGCATCACCGCCAGCGGCACCCTGGGAGCCAACACGATGAACGTCGGCTGGACGGCGCTTTGCCAGACGCCGTTTTTCCCGGTGGATCATGCCAAGCTGACCGGCCCGGTTTTTTCGGTGGGAGTCGGCGGAACCATCACGTTTACCGCCCAACAGAGCGTCAGTCCGATTTTCGACAGCAGCATTACACCGGTCTGGCAAACCCTGGGCACCGTCAGCGCCACGGCCAACGCCATCACACAGGCATTGGCCGGCACAACCGCAGTGCGCTGCACCGTTGCATCGCATACCAGCGGAGTGTTGACGCTGGATATCTCGCAGGCCCGACAGTAACCGATGAGTATCAGCGGCCCGAAAGATCATCTGAAAAGCGGTTCATGGAACGTTATCTGTGACCGCTGCGGTTTCAAGTTCAAGGGTGAGGAATTGCAGACTGAATGGAATGGCCTGAAGGTCTGCAAAACCTGCCACGAGCCGCGCAACGAACAGGACTTTCTACGGGCCAGACCTGATAACCGCCCAAAACCGTATTACCGTCCAGAACCGACAACCGACAGTTTTTTACCCGATGCGCCCGCCGATCCAGCCAGTTTGATACCGTGAGGACTTATGACCGTATCTGGTACCACAATTCTTAATCCGACCACCAACAAGCTGATTAATCGTTCTCTGCGCATGGTGGGTGCGTATGCCGCCAGCTCCACACCCCGACCAGAACAGGTCAATGATGCCCTGGACGTGCTGAACATGATGTTGAAATCATGGCAGACAGATGGACACCTCTGGCTGAAAACGTTCTGCACATTGTTTTTGAACAAAGGCCAATCGGTATACAGCCTCACGGATGCCAGCAACAGCGGATTTTCGCACTGTGTCACCGGATACGTTCAGACCACGTTGGCAACCACAGCCAGCGCCGGGACCGGCAGCGTTACCCTGGCATCCGGGACCTATATCAATGATGGGCACTATCTAGGCATTGCCAACAACAACGGAATCATTGAATGGTTCTTTGTCAACATGACCGGAGCTGTTGCCGCATTGTTCAGCAACAGCGCCCTGACCGTTCCGGCCACCCTGGGCACTGACGCCGCCAGCGGCAACGTCTGCTATGCCCATGATCCAGCCGCGCAGATCGACCGGCCAACCCGAGTGTTTCTGGCCAGCCGCAAACTGTACAGCGCCACCGGGGATGATGGCGTTGAAATCCCGATGACATTGTTCAGCCGCGAAGAGTACCAGTCATTGCCAAACAAGACCGTCCAGGCCATGCCGGTGCAAGCCTATTACGATCCGCAGCACACCGCCGGAAAGTTGTACATCTGGCCCACGTCCGACAATGCCCGTGAAAAGATCGTGCTGACCGTGGACCGCCCTATCAATATCATGGTGTCGGATCTGGACACCTACGATCTGCCGGCGGAATGGCTGGAATGCATTACCTATGGCCTGGCCGAACGGCTCTGGCCGGAATACCCGACCAGCGGAGCGGATTATCAGATGATTGCCGGTCGTTACAGTTCGCTGAAGGAAGCGATTCAGAGTTATGACCGGGAACCTACGTCATCATTTATCAGCATGTCGCGTTACTGAGGTTTGCAATGCTGCTACCGATCAACGAAAAACCATATTACAACACCGACCAGATAGCCAACAGCATATCAGCAAACGAAATGTTTGATTGCTATCTGGAACCGGTGCCCGGTGTCGGTCTGGTAACACGCCGCCGTCCCGGCCTGATTGAGTTTGCGAACCTTGGCAGCGGCTTTGCCGGTCAGGGAATTTTCGAATGGGAAGCAGCCGGAATCGTGTTGGCTGTCTCCAATGGTGTTATTTATCAACTGGACAGATACGGCAACAGCACCGCGCTAAGTGGCGAAACACTGCATACCAGCAATCCAGTTGTCTTCGCCGATGGTCAGAAAACCGATGGTACTCCCTGGCTGTACCTGGCCAACGGCAAACTGATCTATACCACCGATGGTTTGACCACTGCTACGCCAACCGATATCAACACGCCCAGCACCGCAACGCATGTGGCCTGGATCGACAGTCGCTTTATAGCCAACCAGCCAAACAGCAACCGTTTCATATTCACCGATACCGACCCGGCCACCAGCACGATTGAGAACGACTATTGGAGCAGCACCGATAACCCCGTAACCTGTGACGCTCGTGGTGATCAGCTTTCGGCGCTTTTCACCGCCTGGCAGGAGATCTATGCCTGGGGCAGTCAGGGGCTACAGATCTTCCAGGATGATGGCGTAACACCCTTCAGCAACATACCTGGGGGATTCTCGGAAATTGGCATTGAAGCGGTCAACTCCATCAAGCGTCTGGACAACACCATTTTTGCGCTGTGTGTGGTGGATGGGAAACGGGTAGTTGTTAAATTTCAAGGCCGGTCTCCACAAATCGTCAGCGAACCGGTTGCAACGGTATTGGCCGGCATGGATACGGTTTCGGATGCAATCGGAGACATTATCAGCGTTGGCGGTTTGGCAATTTATCTGCTTTCGTTCCCGTCTGGTCAACAAACCTGGGCCTATGATTTCAAAAACGATACCTGGTGCCGCTGGGGCTATTACTACGGTGACGCCGATGATAGAGAACGCTTCATTGGGCAGCATTCCTGCTATGTCAAGGCTTGGAACAAACACCTGATCATGTCACGACTGGACGGCAAAATTTATGAACTTTCCCGCAGCGCTTTTGATGATGCCGGAACACTCTGCATACCATACCGACGCACCGGCCACACCGATGCCGGAATCCCCGGTGCACGCAAACAGTGCAACAGTCTGTACCTGACCGGCAAACCGGGCCTGAATGCCGATGCAAAACTGATGATGCGCTGGCGTGATGATGGCACGCAGGCATGGAGCAATTATCTGGAACTATCTTTTGACAAAAACATGGTCGAGCCTTTGAACCGGATGGGCACCTTCCGCACCCGGCAATATGAGTTCCGCATTCCGGCCGGCATGGATACCGTGCTGATATCAGCAGATGGCGAGTTCCGAGGGCTACGCAATTGAGGGGACCATTCACGAGACTGCCGCAGCCGCCCAGGGATCGAAACGGCATCAGCCCTTTTGAATTTGCCAAGTGGCTGGACAAACTCTGGCTAATCCTTTCGGGCATGCCCGGTATCGCCTGGGACATCGTTGATAAAGCCGGCAGCAAATTAACCGATATCGTGACGCGGCCTCATTCGGATCTACAGAATATCGAGGGAACCGGCACACACCACATCACAGCCGACGAAAACGCCGAGATAACTGCGCTGGATAGTCTGGCACCAGGTATGATTGCAAAAACCAGCGATGCAGCATATTCAGCCAGGACAATCACCGGCACCACTGATGTTGTTATCGTCACCGATGGCGATGGAGTCGCCGGAAACCCAGTTATTTCTCTTGACCCAACCCTGACGGCGCTGGCGGGACTGGATGCCACCCCTGGCCTGTTGGTGGAAACAGCAGCTGATGTGTTCAACAAACGGACCATCACCGGCACCGCCGATGAAATCACTGTTACCAATGGCGATGGAGTTGCCGGAAACCCGGTTATCAGTCTACCTGATCGAATCAGCACTCCCCGCCAATTTGGTACCGCCACGGATTACACCGAGTTTGAGGCGGACGGTACACCTGTTGCCAAGGGCAACGCCACAACCTGGAAGGATATTGATTTTCCAATCATTGTCAAAACAGTCGGCGCAGGGACTCCGGCGCTCAACACTCTGCAGGGCAATCTGCAGATGTTGCAATGGGCGGTCAATGATGCCCAACAGATCGAATCCAAAGAATTTGAACATAGCTGGAAAGAAGCCAGTCCGGCAACATTCCATATACATATTATAACCGGTGGGACAGATGTTACAGACCGTTATTTACGATGGGAGGTTGAATATACCTGGGCAAATTTCAACTCACAATTGCCAGCCAACACTATTGTGAATTCCGGAGATGTCTTGATTCCAGCCAATACTCCCGCTTTAACCCATCTAATTGTAAATATCAGCACATGGACGCCTGTCGGCGGAAAAATTGCCGCACATATTAAGGCACGGCTAAAAAGAATTGCCAGTGTCGGACTAGCGCCAACCGCTAACCCGTTTTGCGAAATGATGCAGTTGCACATAGAGATGGATACCAACGGTAGCCGATTGATTACAACCAAATGAAAATAGTCCTCTGCTTACATAAATACGGTGTACCGCTTGATGATCCCTGCTGTTTTCCGCTGGGGTACATGTATATCAGTGCCGTCTTGAGGGAGGCCGGTCATGCGGTCAAGGTTATCAATTATAATCTGCATAACTATTCATTTCACGATGAAATCAAAAACGCTGATGTTGTACTCTTCACCGGTTTTGAAGAATTCGACCAGAAAAACCGCGAGTTTTCAGCAATTGCCCGAAGCATGGGGATCAAAACCATTCTGGGCGGAGCGCTGGCGACCTTTGACACAATCAATCAGGCGCAATACTTTGATGTTGTCATCGTCGGAGAAGGCGAGACAACTATCAAGCCAGCTCTGACCAGCAGCGGCATCATCAAAGCCGAAAAAGTATATGCCACCCTGCAGCCTTACCCCGATTATGAGGGATTCGGAATAGCCGAATATCATCAGAGAAACGGTATCCGGCATGTCGGAGTATTGACCAGCCGGGGATGTCCCTACAAATGCACCTTTTGCGCCCAGACCTGCCGGTTCCAGATGCGCCCGATTCGGCAGGTTGAAACTGAAATTGATTATTACCAGAACAAATACAAACCGGAACTGCTGGTGTTCAATGACAACACGCTCAACCTGGATACAGAAAGATTTTTGCAGATCTGCCGCATGATGCAGCTTAAAAAACTGGCTTGGTCTGCCGCCATCCGGGTTGATCAGTTCAATTCAGAATGTGCAATTGCCGCCAAACAGTCCGGCTGCCGGTCGTTTGTGGTAGGGGTCGAATCATTCAATCAGGAAAAGCTGGATCGCATGGGCAAACGGATCAAGGTTGAACAAATTTACAGGACCCTTGATCTGCTGGAAGCCCACCGGATCAAGTACACCGGAAATATCCTGACCGGCCTGGAAGGTGAAACACTGCAGCAGATTATGGACGAAGTGGGGAACATTCCCAGCCGGTACAATCTGCAGCCGGTACTGGTTCAGCCATTTATCGGAACCCGGCACCGTAGTCGCAACATCACACCCGCTCAGACCACCAGTCTAAATAAAACATTCCGCAGCTTGGCTGAGAAAAAAGGGATGCACGTCTATAAGGAATTATCATGCTGACAACCTCACTTTGCCCAACCTGCAAAACCGTCATACCGGCGACCATCACCGTACAAGATACGGTCCTGATGACAAAGGTCTGTCCCGAGCATGGTGATTTTATCGGCACAGTCGAAATATCACCGGAATGGTACAAAATCTGCCGACAGATCAATAATCAGAATATCTATGACGGTTTTATGCTGGATGTGACCGGAGCTTGTAATCTGACCTGTAAATACTGCTATCACGACAACCACGGCCAGCACACGCCCTTGCCGGAACTGCTGGAACAGATCAAACAGCATGCTGTACTTGGCCCGATAATCCTGACAGGCGGAGAACCAACCCTGCACCCGGATATTATCCAGATTCTGCAGGGTGCCAGACAGAACGGACAATACTGGATGCTGACCAATGGCATAAAGTTGGCTGACCCGCAGTTTTTTGAACAGGCCCTGCCCTGGCTGGATTGCAATGGAACGCTGATGATTGGCTTGTCACTGCATCAAGAATCAAACGGTGCTGATCTGAATTTTCTGGAACTTTGCCGGCAGCGTGGAAAGAAGATCGGCACGGTTTTTTATGTCATCGATGATCTGAAGCAGATTGACCATGCCTTGGCCCTGTATGACGAGTTTTCGGATGTGATCTGCTCCTTGCGGATCAAAGCCGCCAGCAACTTGGGAAACGAAACCAGAGCCAACAATCATATTTACACATCAGAGATGGTTGCCAATATTCTGGCCAGAGGCGGCCAGTTGGATTCCCGTTACAGCAATAAAATAAGCTATGCCAGTATGCTTTTGGCCGGAAAAGAAATCAGGCTGATATCCTGGTACAACATCAACAACATTGATCTGAACGATATTGCCGGCCCCCCTTATTGTTTTGCCAAAAACGGCAGTATTAACAACCTGGTGACCAGCTGCATCCTGGACGGAAAGGCGACCCCATGAACATTTATCAGGCCAAAAGAAGCGATATCCCCAAAATCGTGCCCTGTTCATGGGAATACACCAGCATGATGCCCAACAATGTCAAGCTCGATCCTGATCATCTGGTAGCCTGCTGGGAGCGATTCTTTGATAGCGGGATTGGCGTGATCTACCTGGCTGAAGAGAATGGCGGAGTAATCGGCGGCATCGGCGGAATCAAGTATCAGGAAATTTTCACTGGTAATCTGACCGCGGTAGAAATGTTCTGGTTTATCAGCGAAGGCAAGCGTGGAGCGGGAATCAAGCTTTTCAAACTCTATGAACAGTGGGCAATCGATAACGGCTGTAAACGGATTGCCATGATCTATCTGCCGTTTTCAATGCCGGAAAAACTGGAACGCTTCTACACCCTGAACGGTTATCGTTTGTTGGAAATGCATTACGAAAAGGAGTTACAGCCATGAGTCTAGTATCCGGTACCATTGGAGCAGTTATGGGAGCGGACGCCACCGAAAGCGCCGCCAATACATCCGCCCAGGCTCAGACCGAATCAGCAGATAAAGCGTTAATTGCACAACGCGAAGCTCTGGCCGCCCAGAAAGAGCAATTTCAGCAGCAACGGGATGATTTCGAGCCTTATCGGCAGATCGGCATAACCAATTTGCCGGCTTTTCAGAAAGCTGTCAGCGGAGAGTTTAAATACAATCCGAATGCACCCTCCAAGGGCGCTGAATGGCGTATTCAGCAGGGCACCAAAGGACTGAACCGCCAGCTGGCCGCACGGGGTCTGCTGGGGACAGGATCGGCAGCTCAACGCCTGTCTGAAATGACCGGACAGATCTATGCCGATGATGAGGATAAACAGTACAACCGCCAGTTTGGCGAATTCAACAATAAATATGGCCGTTTGCTGGATGCACTGAAAACCGGACAGGGGGCGGCATCAAGCGCCGGAGCAGCCAGTCAGGCATTGTCGGCCCAGATCGGACAGAACGCCAGCAACCAATCATCGATATACAGCCAGTTGGGGCAGGGCCTTAGCAACGCGGCATTGCAAGCCGGACAGGCCCAAGCGTCGCTGTATAGCGGTCTGGGTGCAGCTTCGGCAAATACAGCCGCCACCGGTCTGAAAGCGTACGATACCTATCAGAAATACAACAGCGCACCGGCTGAATCATCGTACAGCGCCAGTCAAGTCGAAATGGCCAACAGTCCATCCATTGAATATATGGCAACCTGATCAGGAGAACCAACATGATTGATCCATGGGCAGGATATAACCAGGGCATGCAGAACCTGGGACAAACTTTTGACGACATGCAGGACCGCGACCGGAAACGGGCCGCGCAACTGCTGCAGGACAAGCTTGTCAATCAGCAAATTGAAACCGGGCAGATGGCGCTGGACGATAAACGCCGCCAGATATCGGATAATCTGGCATTGCGGACCAAGCTGCAGACCGCCCAACCGGAAACTACAACCAGCATCATACCGGCCAAACCGTCACAATCTGCAGCCATGCAGCAGCTGGTGGATATTCCCGGCAGTAAATACAGTGCAAAAGCCGCCCCGGCTGCCACAGATCCCGGCCTGATGGCCGATATGCAGCAGGAAGGATTGGCCGAAGCGCCGGCAGCCGATGCCAGCGGGTTCAGCATGCCGCAGGAACCGGCTAGTCCGACCGTACAGGCGTACAACGAGAGGCGCATCCAGACCACCACCAAAGAGCCCAACTATCACCGGATCGTGCTGGAACATGCCAAACAGATCGGCAATGTTGATTTGATCAGCAAAACCAATGAGGACATCATCAAGCAGGCCACCAACATTGCCACCATGACCGGCAGCATGGCCGATGCCACCGCCTATGTCAATAACGCTACCGGCAGCAATTTGAAGTACCTGGGGAAAAAGGGCGATATTGAAATTATCAAACTCGATAACGGTGCCCTGGCAGCAATCGATAAGAACAAGCTGGCCCAGGGTGCCACCCTGCCGCAGGCCACCACTACCATGCAGACCGGAGGGAGCGAACAGGCGTTTCTTGCTGCGCTGTCTCAATTGCCGGATACTGCCACCGCCCAGGATATCTATAATCTTGGTGCTCGAATGGGTGTCAAGATGGAAGTTGCCAACAAAGCGGTTGACAACATCCGCCAGCAGGGTCAGCAGAACTACAAGCAGCGCACCCGCCCGGATGGCCGGCAATTGATTTATGAGGAATCCAACGACGGTGGTAAAACCTGGAAGGAGATCAGCCGGGGAGACAAGGACCGCCCCGCCTCGATCAACATCAATGCACCCTCTGCTGATAACGTGGAAACGCTGGCGCAGATGGTTGCCAGCGGCGAGTTGGATGCCAGCCAGTTGCCCAAACGCCAGGGGCTTTTCAATAATGTCGTTGCACGGGCAAAGCAGATCAATCCGCAGCTGAACATCCGCCAGTCAACTGCCGATTTCAGCCTGGCCAAGAATCCACAATTCCGCACCAAAGCCATTACCGCCGAAACCCTGCCGGAAGTCATGAACAGCATGGTTGAAGCCGGTAAACGTGTCGGTTACAGCGATGTGAAACTGGTCGGAAAACTGCAAAAAGTGGTTAGGGGTGAACTTAATGACCCGGCCTTGGTAGAATATATGGCACTCCGTAATGATGTACTGATGACCATTGCCAGCGTTATGCGCGGTTCCGGCATGACCGATATGGCCCACAAGGCCGAAACCGAAGCGGCAGCACCCACTATGTCACCAGCTGCACTGGATGCCTGGTTGCGAGGACAGACAAAATCCTTGGAACCACGCTTGAAAAACTACCGGAGTATTACCGGCAGCCGACCATCAGCAGCGCAGATTAAGTCAGCTGCTGACTTAGCAAATAAGTATGGTTTGAGGTGACACATGGATATACAGACCATACTTAAAGATCCTGATTTTATCGCATTACCAGCACCTGAAAAAGCCAGATTTTTCAGGGAATATGACCCTGATTATGCTGCACTTCCAACACAGGAACAAGCCAGATTCTTAGATATGATTGGCGCAAAAAACATCAACATCCAAGGCAATCCGGATGCCAGCGCATCCGAAACCGAACGTATGCGACAGAAATTCATTGCCGACGAGGGCACAACCGGCACCCGCATTAAGGAAACCGCCAAACAGGCCGGACGTGCCGCGATGCCTTATGTTCGTCCACTGCTGGAAGCTGGCGGAGCAGTAGGCGGTGGAATAGTCGGCACTGCTTCACCTGTACCGGCAGGCGCTCTGCTGGGTGCTGGTCTGGGCTATGCCGCCGGAGCAAAAACGGCGGATATCCTTGATACGCTGGTTGACCAGCCGACCCGTAGCCAGCCGCAGAGCATCACCGGCCAGTTGGGACAATCTGCCCAGGATGTGGCTACCGGCGCAGCCATGGAAGCCGGGGGACAGATCATCGGCAAGGGGGCCGGTTGGGCATGGGATAAGGGCAAGCAGTTGACATCCGGTTTGCGCAGATCGACACCAGCTTTGAGTGAAAGCGCTGTCAAAACTCGTGCCGGTCAGCAATTGCAGGAAAACATGGGTGCGTCACCGCAATACGTCGCCAATGCAGCCGAAGCGGAAGCGCTTGAACAGCAAATTCCCGGCTATAAGATGTCGCTGGCCGAACGGCGCAACGATCCCGGCTTGATCAAATTGCAGCGCGGCCTGGAACGAGCTTCATCCAGCGAGACACCCGCCGCCAATCTGATGGCCGAGCAGAAGGCCAGCAACGTTGATGCCCTCAAAATGCATCTGGCCGATACCTTCCCCGGTGAGGCCGATATTGCCGAGGTGGCCACACAGGCCGGAAGAAACCGCAGCGCACTGGAAACCGCCACCAGCGAGGCCAGAACAGCCGCCGACCTGACCCGCGCCGAACTACCGGCCAAACTGCCGCAACAGCTGGGCAATGACATTCTGGCCGAAATCGAAACACAGGCCGCGCCGGTCAAATCCACGATGCAGAAAATGGGTGATTCAATCCCCAATTATCCGATCAGCGTCAATAACCTGATCAACGAAGCGGACGGCTTCGCCAAGAGCCGTCTGGTTACCATCCAGGAACGACGGGCATTGAAACCGATCCTGAACGATATCGCCAGCCGCGTGAACGGCACAGATGGCAAAATCGGACTGAAAGAGCTGCAGACCGTTCAACGCAATATCAACGATGTGATCAGCCGGGAACTGGAAGGCAAAGCCAGTACCGACCTGATGGCACTGAAGAAAGCTATTCAGGATGATCTGGATCAGTTCAGCGGCAGAGTCGGCAGCGGCCAGATTGCGCAATCCAACGGCAAACTGATTGATCTGGATGCCCTGGCCGGCGAGTTTGAAACCAATGCCGTCAAACTGCAGCAGACCCGCAGCAACCTGCAGCCGGATTACACCAGCGCCCAAAGCCGGATCCTGAACGATCCGAACGTCAAACAGATCGACAAAAGTGCCTTGCTGGGAGACTCACGCCGCACGGATGCAACCCGTAATAAAATAATCAGCGACACCTACCGCAGCATCTACGGCGAAGAGATCCCGCATACCATCAACGCTGCCGATCAGGCACTGATTGACAACCTGGGCGCACGTCAGCAGCAGATACGCCAGACGCTGGCCCAGGCAGATCCGGCGCTGGATGCCGCCGCCATGTATCGGGCCTACAACAAGTTTGCCAATGAGCAGTATTTTAACCGCTTCGACCGGGGCGCACTCTCCCGTGTGACCCGCCGCGGTAACGAAGCCAGCGGAACACAAACCCAACTAGCCAACATCCCGGCCCAGTTCAGCCGAGCAGATGGCGCTGACGATCTGATACGCGCAATCGGTCCCGGCAGGGCAACGGAACTGATGGATCAGCATTTTGCCCATGATCTGCTGCAGAAAGCCAATCCGGCCACCGGCGAACTGCAATCATCGGTTGCCCAGAACTGGCTCAAAAACAATGCCGCCGTGCTGGAAAAATACGGCCTGACTGCCAAGTACAGCAGCGTGACCGATGCCCAGGCCGCCGTGGAGATGGCAAGAGAAGCCGAAAAACAGTTTGCCAAGAGCGCAACAGCCAAAATCCTAAACAGCGACCCTGAAAAGGCGATTGAAGCGGCATTCCAGACCTATCCAAAAAACACCGGACGGGCCGCCGCCGAACTACGGGACGCAATGAAGGGTGATCAGCAGGCGCTGGCCGGACTGCAGACAGCCTTTAAGGATTTCATCATCAAAAAGGCCGAGGCCACCATCAAAACCATCGGTGGAGATAACATCATCGGCGCTGCCAGCCTGCAGACAGAAATGGATAAATACCTGCCGGCCATGCGAGTACTGTTCGCCAACGAACCGGAAAAACTGGCGGCACTGCAGAACGTGCAAAAGGCGGTCGAGATATCCGCCCGATCCAGCCGTTCGCCCCTGGGAGGCGGCAGTGATACTGCCGAGAACCTGAACGCTGCCCGTGGATTGATTGGCAAAGTGCTTGAGCATATCCCCGGCATTCCCGGTGTGGTCAAGTTGGGCAAGATGGGCCTGGATGCGGTCCAGAAGATGAATGAAAAAGAGATCAACACCTTGATTGCTCGTGCCATGTATGACCCTGATTTAGCCATGACGCTGATCGGTGCCGCCAAAGGTACTATCAAGCCGGAGCTGGTCAGAACACAACTGAATCATCATCTGATTACAATGGGACTGGTGGCCGCAAAACCGCAACCATCAAACCAATAACACTTATTGACGACAGGTGTAACTTATGCCAGTAACGACTGGAAGCATACCTAAAGCAGTCCAGGGGGAACGCATGAAACGCAGCACTCAGAAACTGCAGCACGGGCTCAGCGCCGCCAAGATCATGCCGGCCGATAAAAAAGCCGATGCGATGATGACACCGGCCATGATTAGTAAAGACATTGCCGCCGACAAGAAAAACCTGGCTGACAAGCTCTCTAATAAAAATAAGAAGTAGGGAGCCGCCATGACCACCAAAGCACAAATTATTGACTTTCTGTTAAACCAGATCCGGGACAACACCCAAGCGCTGATCGGTGGCACTGTCACTTTCTACGCTGCCGGCACCACCACCCTTAAAAACGTCTACACAGACCGCAATAAAACCACTATCGCCCCCAATCCCTACACTCTGGATGCCGACGGAACCGCCCAGCTGTACGGTGACGGACTCTATCGGATCGTCATCAAAACCGCTGCCGGAGTAACCCGCTTTGACCGGGATAATCTGAACTACCGGGATTATACACAGGGATCATCCGGCATTGATGGGATTGTCTATGCTGATGCCACCTTGGGAGATATCACGGTTACCCTGCCGGACGTTGGGACCAATATATCCGTAATCCGCACCGATGATACCGCCAATATAGTCGAGATACTCCCGCCAGTCGGCAGCAGTTTTGTGGAACCCGGCCAAGTCTTTTTGTATCAGAAAAACGAGATGATCAGTTTTGTATCCAGTGGCCTGCTGTATTACAGGGTTAGCGGTAACAGCGTATTGCCGGTCAATAACGTAATAACAATCCATGCGGCTGCAACTGATGTTATCGATTTGGCTTTGGACGCTACACCCGGCCCGATAGTTGCCAACATCGCCAATGGTACGGTTGAGGTAATTGCAATCCGGATCGATGCAACCATCAATAGTGTAACCATCATGCCGCCACCTGGTTTTACGATTAATGGCTCCGCTTCCTATGCGCTGACAAACGAGGGCGAAACTGTTCATCTGCTGTTATCCGGCAGCAATTACTATTCGATTTAAAAAACGCCATCCACTGGAGATTGACAACATGGTTATTGATTGGAATGCAGTTGGCACTATTTGCGGGTCATTGGGTGGATTCGCTGTAGTCGGTAAATGGCTGATGAAGGGTGTGGAAAAAAGTAATGAGACATTGCCGGTGATAGCCCAAACGCTGACCACCATTAACGAGGGTATGCGCACAATGAATGAGGGCATGAAAGAGCTGTATGACAGCCGCAACAATCATGACCGTAGATTGGAACGAATGGAGACGGTGCATGATATCCGTGGCTGCAATGAACCTTTTAGCAATGTCAGATCAGGAGAGGACCGGAGAAAAACAAAGTGAATATTGATAAATCAAAGTTCCTTTTCATTTACGAAACCAACGCCTTTAAACCGATCAACAATGATAGTTATCATCAGGGATTGGTTGACTTGTTGGGATTCATCGAAGCCGATGAAAATATCATTGATCCCCGTTGGGCAGCATACATGCTGGCAACTACCTACCATGAAACTGCTATCACATGGTTGCCAATAGCAGAGTATGGCAAGGGCAAGGGGAAAAAATACGGTGTTCCTGACCCAACAACCGGCCAGATCTATTACGGCAGAGGATATGTGCAATTGACCTGGCCGGGGAATTATAAAACTATCGGCAAAATACTCGGAATTGACCTTTATCACCATCCGGATGCAGCCATGAATCCTGAAACCGCATATAAAATCATGTCCTACGGCATGCGCAACGGTTCGTTTACCGGAGCTGCATTGAAGCAGCATATCAATGATCAGAAATGCGATTACAGCAATGCCAGACGAATCATCAACGGGACTGATTGCGCGGAAAAAATAGCGGAATATGCAGTGAAATTTGAAAACATCTTGAAGGAGACAATTATATGAATCGGTTTATTGCAATACTTTTTGTTTTAGCTGTATGGATCGGGAACAGTAGTGCAGCGGTTTTGGTTTTGTCGCCTAATGGGACATTCACAACCAAAACAAGTTTAGCGAGTGCTGCAACTGCAGCAGACGTTGTTGGGAAAACCGTAGTTATCACCTCCCCTCAGATAGTTACAACGGCTATTGCATGGCCTGCTGATAGGTCATTGGAGTTTAAAGAGGGTGGTTATGTCACGTTCACCGGCTCCGGCACACTTACCGGACTGAAGGAAGCAAGACCAGAATATTTTGGAGTAAACACCACACCCGGCACTACAGATATGACCACAGCAATACAACGTACAATTAATGCTTTATCCACTTTATCAGGCACAATGATTTTGTCATCTCAATATAGAGTAACAACCACGTTGCAAATAGATAGCCCGATTAAAATAATAGGGAATCTGTCACAATCACAAACAGGTGCAACGGCGCGAATTGACTATTATGGAACAGGCACCTGTATCCAGATAGGCACTGATAACGGCCATGCATATGATGCTAATGAATATAACGGGATTCAGGGCGTCTATATTAGTGATGTTCAAATCCAATATTCAGGCGCGGCGACTACACCGTTATTGGGTTATAATACTAGGTCGTATGGCACAAATACATACGGCATTAGAGATTGGCGAGGTGGCTCGGTAATTTTAGAGAGATGTGATATCAAATTCTTTGCTTATGGTTTCTGGTCAATACAGAGTGATTTTAACCAGTTTAATAATTGTCAATTCTACTGGAATAAAGTAGCTATATACCTAGGCCCTCGATCAGACCAATTCACTGCAATTGGCTGTGTTTCGACCTGGAACGACACAGCCATTGAATTTGATTCGGTTTATTCTGGGGTTTTGAACCACTGGACTTCAAATAGTGACGGAAGTGCTACAACCTCACCATTTAAAATATATGGTGCTTATTCCAGATCGTCAGGCCATATCGTATTTAATGATTGCTGGTTCGAGAATTACACGGGGACGGCAGGACAGGTTGTACCTAGCTTTATTAGCGCAGGAGAAAACGCAGGAACAAACAACCTACTAAAAGGGCCGGTCATAATAAAAAACCCTATTATTTTAACAAACACATCTGCCACCACTCCCAGGACAGCATCATTGCTATCATTTAACCAATCGCTAAACCATCAGATTTACAGACCTGTCGGAAGATCGGACTCGTACAGCGTAACTCTTGATTACCTGACTGTTAGTAATGCAGCAGCAGGTATTTTCCCAACATTAAATATAGATATCGGATATCAATCACTACCTACCCTATGTAACCGTGTTGGCACAGCCTCTCCCACTATTTACCACAACCAGAACGATCAGGCCCAAGTAATAGACGCCACCGGTAATCTGAATTGGGACGTGTCACCAGCTGTGGCTAATACGTTGGCGGCGACCGTTCGTTTTTTTCGTGCAACTAATACATCAGGCGCGACATCAATTCAGGTGTATCGCGGTGATAATACTGCGACCGCAGTTCATATAATAGATGCGAAAGGTAATTTAAAGGTAGGTGCAGATTCAACAGGAGCTTTTGATAAAGGGCATTTGCAAATTGGGGGATATCATTTGTGGGTAGAAGCGGCGACCGGGAAATTGCGTATAAAATCTTCATCACCTACCAGTGATTCGGATGGGGTAGTCGTTGGCACTCAATAAAAATATTTCCCAGTTTTACACATCGTAGTATATTTAATAAATCTAAAGATAAGGGCATCGACAAAATGGATATACTAGCGAGCATATCAAATGGTGCTGTGGGTGGATTATTGGGTGGAATCGGTACTCTTGCCAAAGACATCAGACAAGCAATTACCGGAGATATCAGCGCCGATAAACAAGCCGAGATTGCCCAAAAGGCTTTGGAGCTTGAAAACCAGTTAATGATTGCACAGGCTACCATCAACCTGAAAGAAGCGGAGAGTGAAAAACTTTTTGTTGCGGGCTGGCGCCCATTCATCGGCTGGATGTGCGGTATCAGTTTTGCTTATGCGACTGTTGTTGAACCGTTACTCAGATTTGTAGCAAAAATGAGTGGTTATTCAGGAACCTTCCCAGAATTGAGTACGGTACTCACGCTGCAGGTTCTTGTGGGTATGCTCGGGCTTGGTGTAATGCGCTCGGTGGATAAGGCACAAGATCCATCTCCAAAAGGCAAGGAATAATTGTCTGGAATTGTCTGGAATTTTAACGAAAAAGCGGGTTTACAGAATCACTGTAAACCCGCTTAAAATGGTCGGTGCGACAAGATTTGAACTTGCGACCACTAGACCCCCAGTCTAGTGCGCTACCAGGCTGCGCTACGCACCGATACAATGCTACAACATATTGCGTATTTCTTTAAGTTCATGCCGAAGTTGATCCAATAAGACGGATATTTCTCCTGTCGATACTGCTGGAGCATGATCTTCAGGCTTGATAAGCAATCCTTTAGACGATATTCTTTTTTTCACACCTTCTAAGGTAAATTTTTCCTCGTATAGAAGATGTCGCACTTTTAATATTAAATCAACTTCCCGCTTTGTATACAGACGTTGTCCTGAAGTGCTTTTGTCTGGTTTAAGAAAGACAAATTCTGACTCCCAGAAACGCAAAACAGAGGTCTTCACCTTAGCAGCTTCAGCTACCTCGCCGATCTTATAGTAAAGCTTATCAGGTAAGATCGTAGACAT